AAAAAGAAAAAAGCGCAGATAGCATGAGGGTAACAATGAAAACTCATGGTCTAGTTGGCCACCCCTTGCATGGAGTGTGGAATATGTTGATACAAAGATGCAGTAACAAAAAAAATAAGGATTACTTGAACTACGGAGGGCGTGGAATAACGGTATGTGATGAGTGGAAAAATAGTTTCCAGGTTTTTTATAATTTTGCGATTGAAAATGGATGGAATAAAGAATTACAAATAGACAGAGAAAACAACGACGGTAATTATGAACCGTCTAATTGTAGATTTGTTACCAGAAAAACAAATTGCAACAACAGAAGGATTTTAAGAAAAAGCAACACCACTGGTTTTCTTGGTGTGGCTATTATGAAAAAACTCGGAACATTCAAGGCGCATGGTGAAATATCAGGTTTTCCACGCCTACAAAAAAGGGGATTTAAAACGGCTTTAGAAGCTGCTCAATACAGAGATAACTATTATAGAAAACTTGGAGCCGTAACCATGTTTAATTTCCCGTTAAGTGACGAGGCTGAATTATGACTCTTGCCGGGGAAATAGCCAGGTATTACGGCCACGGAAAAGAAGTCAAAAACCGCGACGGCTGGCTTACCTGTTGCCCTATCCATTCAGAAAAAACACCGTCGCTATCTATCACCGATAAACCAGGCGATGATGTTGATGTTTACTGCCATGTGGGTTGCGACTGGAAGGCGATCAAGGACCAATTCAGGGCCGACAACCTTCTCCCCCAGTGGACCCCGGAGAAGAAAAACAGCAAAAAAAGCGAGGCCGCAATAACCAACAATCCGGAAATCCCGGAGAGTTCGCCAAAACCAGAAGAGAAAGAAAAAGAATCTTACATTTGGAAGCAGGCCAAGAAAGACGGGCTCGAACATGCCGTCAAATATTTTGCCACCCGGGCAATAACCATAGATCCACTCCCGGTATGTTTCAAATGGAACTCATATACCGATAAGAAAACCACCGAATCCAATAATATGGTTGTTGCCGCTGCATCAAAACCAGGGGATGACTAGGTTGTTGCCGTGCAGCGTCTCTTTATCGATATTGAAGCTTACCACAAGACCGGGGCGAAGATGCACGGACCTTGTGAAGGCCGCGGAGTATGGTTTGATCGAAAGGGCGATAAGTCAGAGATTGTCATAGGCGAAGGGATTGAGACAACGCTGTCAGTCATCCAGGCGACCGGAAAGAATGGCGTGGCGGCTCTCTCAACATCAGGAATGAAAGGTTTGATCATCCCGGATGAGACAGAGAAAATCTTCATCCTGGTAGACTCCGATCCAGTCCGTGAAAAGGAAGCCGCAAGCACACCGGGCCAGAAAGCTGCAATGTCTCTCGCAAAGAGTTTTGAGGACAGCAGGCCTGGCCGGTCGGCTTGCCTGGTATCGCCGGATGACAGTTGTTTTTCAGATAACCCGGCAAAGTTGGATTTTAACGACCTGTTAAAGGCGGATCCATCCGGGGAGAGTATCAGGGAGCGAATAGGAAAGGCTGTTGCTTTCAAAGATATGGTATGGGCTCCTCCTTCCCTGGAGGGGGAAACCAGTAACCCATTAAATAGCGATGGGTATTACCCACCAAAAACCATAGCAGAACTCACCAAGATGAATAAGGAGTATGCCGCGGTGCTCCTTGGTGGTGATTTCAGGATTGCAAAAGAAGGGTTTGATCATGTGGAAAAAAAACACACTCTGTCTTTTTTAAAAATTACCTCACTCTACTCATATTATGCAAATTGCAAAGTCGGAGTTCCATGCGGTGCCGACGGCGATATTGAGTACAGGGAGTTGGCAAAGGTTTGGATGACATGGGATGGAAGGCGCACGTATGACGATGTTGTTTTCGATCCTTCTGGCCGAGAAAAGTCTAGCGTTTACAATTTATTCAAGGGGTTTCCACTCACGCCAAAGCAGGGCGATTGGTCGAAGATGAGGAAGCATATTTTTCAAGTGATATGCAATAGCAATTCAGAACACTTTGATTACGTAATGGCCTGGATGGCCAGGGCCGTACAGGATCCCGGGGGAGACAAGCCAGGTGTTGCTCTTGTCCTGAAAGGTGGAAAGGGCATAGGTAAAGGCGTTTTTGCAAATTATTTCGGCGCAATATTCGGAGAAGCATTTTTACCGATTGCCGACTCCGAGAGTTTCACCGGCAAATTCAACATGCACTTATCGAAAAGCCTGGTGGTATTTCTCGATGAAGCTGTGTGGGGTGGTGATAAGCGGGCCGAGGGAAAACTCAAGCAGCTGATCACCGAGCCGACGATCATGTTTGAGCCAAAAGGAATTGATTCAATGGCTCTCAGGTCATTCATTAATGTGATTATTGCCAGTAATGAGGATTGGGTTGTTCCGGCAACTGGAGACGAGCGCCGGTATTGTGTCCTGCAGCCGTCCGAAAAATATCAAAAGAACACGGAATATTTCGGCGCAATCTTAAAGGAACAGCGGGGCGGTGGATCCGAAGCGATGATGTATGACCTCCTGCAGCACGATTATCAGGCTGTTGATTTGAGGATGGCACCGATAACCGATGGACTGGTTGAACAGGTTCAAGAGTCTTTACCAAATGTGTGGGAGTTTTGGCACTCGCTGTTTGATCGTGGATATGTCCTGTCGCACCCAGAGACGGGAAAGCCGATAAAGACAGAGTTTATTAATTCAATTATTACAGTAAATGAATTATGGCCGAACGAGGTTTACAGGTATGAGGTTTACACCGAATATACACACTGGTGTAAAAGAAAAAATGAAAGATATCCAAGAAGCGAACAACAATTTTGGATGTCGACGTGGAAAATATGGCCTGGAGGTATACCGAAAAGACGTAGAAAAAGGGGAGATAATTCTGAATTACTTGATGTGCTTAACCTACCTGTCCTGAAAGATGCGCGAAAAGAGTTCACCAAAAAAACAAAAGTGACGTTTGATGATGATTCTGATGCAGTAAAAGAACACTATTTACCCTTCAATAGCCAGTTTTAAAATTGTACCGGGCTTTTTCAGGATAAAAACAAAACCCGGTACAATTTTTATCAATAATATTAATGCTGTGCCGGATGAAACGGGATAGCCTAGTATTTTTTGAAAAAATTACACCGCGAAAAAAAATCCTGAAAAGCAGAATCAAATTAGAGTTTTCCTTTATTATTATAATATCTCTTCTTTAGTAGGGAACAGTTGGAACAGTTGGCAAGTAGTTAGTATTGTATATAAAATTTGTGCCGGGTTTGTTCCCTGTTCCCTGCTAAAAAAGAGATTTCAGATAATGGTGATATAAAAATGGCAATCCTCAGTTTCGCACACTTGAAAAACAAGACCGGGCCAGAAAGACAACAAAAGGCTCCAGTCGTCATTTCAGGACCGCCCGCCGCTGTCAGGTCATCCGGGGTTATGAGTTTTGCCCACATGAAAAAATCAGGGCAAGAGAAAAGCCCAGTGAACCCGCTACAGCAAAAAACAGAACAAGAGGCTACTCCCAGGCGGACAACTTTCAGGATCCCGTCAGTGATGATCACAGCGCGAATTATAGCCGTGAACTATTGTAAGGGGTGCCCGCGATTCATGCCGGTTAAAGAATGGGAAAAAAACCTTAGTAAAAACGTCTATGGGCGGTGCAGGAGAAACGATATTGAACAAGACGATGGATGGTATGAAGTTTGGCAGGTGATACCCGAGGGGGCGATAGTGGCCAGGTGTTGGTACAATCTCAACGAGAGCAAACGATGATAATCGAAAGACGTAGAAAATTTTTGATCGATAACAAGATCCATGACGGGCTCCTGAAAGAGTTTGTCGCAAAAGGATTGTGGAAATCAGCAATTCATGCAATTGACGCGTGCATTGAGGACAGAGAAAAAGAGGTAACTGCCCTTCGTACTCTTAGGGCTGATATCAGCGTGGAGGTGGCATAATGGAGGTATTTCCGAATGAGTGCAGATATTGCGGCCGACCAGTAACCGCAGGAAAGGGGTGTGCCCGCCACCAAACGGCGCCGAAAATGTTTTGCATGACTGCAGGAATAGATGATCTTCCGGGAGTAGTCGAGAGAGCAGAATCAGTAGGATTTAGAAAATTTGGGAAAGTTACAGGGATTGGCAGCGGGTTTTTTGTTCAATTGATGATTGATGATTGGTCTAAGGATTGAAGGCAAGCCCGCCATAACCGTTAAGCCATGGCGGGCTAGAATGATGGTTTATTCTTTTTCAAGAAGCATTTTTAAAATTACAAGGGCTGGACCTGATATTGCGGTTCGCCCTTGTTCCCAGTTTTCAACGGTTCGGTGAGAGACTCCACACCGGGAGGCCAAATCCTTTTGAGTCCATCCGTTTTTTTCCCGGAGGTTTCTGATTTTCTCGGGTAAGTTTTTCATAGTTTTATTTTATAGTTTTTTTGAATATATTCTTTTGCGAGTTCAAACGAGCTTAAAGCGTCAGAAACAGTCTTGTTCCCCGAGATTGTCGTAGCCTCGTAAGCTCCATCAAATCTCCAATGGATGAAACCTATTATTTCTTGTTTTTTTGTAACCGGAACAAATCCACCTTTTTTTATTGTCATCTCTTTCCCTCGGGTAAGTTTTTCATGATCTTCCGTCACCCTTGCGGGCCGGGACAAAACTTTTATTAGCCTTCATATTACTACGCTTGAAGCGTACTTGCAAAGAAATAAAATGGGTTTCTTAAAATAAATAAGATACCTTCTGTTGTGTGTTAATCTCGAATAGCATCAACCTGTAGTATATTTCCCCTTTACAAAACCATAAGGAAAGGGGTATTGTTTCAGGGTATGGATAAATTATCCCCGACAAGGACCAGATCGACAGCCAAGAGATATGATAGAAATGCCATATTCTTGGCTATTGATCAGGCTTTAGACAAAGCAACAGCGAACACCAAGGAAGGATTCGGTCTTGTGCATGTCAAATTTAATTTCCAGAATGGTGGAATATGTGAAACGATTATTCGATACGAAGAAGCAGTAAAAATATAGAGCTGGTTACGCAGTAGAGCCCGCGAGTTTACCGGGTAAATTATTGAGGCCGGATTGAAAGCACAACGCTTTTAATCCGGCCTTTTTTCGTTTCAAGGACTAAATGGCGCTACCAAGAGATGAAGAAGGGATAAAAAAGGGACCAGGAAGGCCGAAGGGATCCGCAAATAAAATAACTGTGGATATTCGGTCAATGATTCAGTGCGCCCTCGATAAAGCTGGCGGTGAAGATTACCTCGTTGAGCAGGCAAAAAACAATCCGACGGCATTTTTAACCCTGGTGGGAAAGATCATACCAACGCAGGTGCAGGGCGGTTTATCCCTCACAAATCCGGACGGAAGCCCCTTGGAAGTGAAATTGACAACAATCTATGTTTCCGCTGTGAAAAACAATGGCTGAACTCGAATTCAACTTTGAAATAGCCGCACCAATGGCGGAGATATTCGAGGGCGAAGCAATGTTCCGCGGAGCATACGGCGGCAGGGGCTCAACTAAGTCATGGGGTTTTGCCCGTCGAGCTTTGCAACGCATGGTTCAGGCGATGCTTGCCGGGAAGAAACTCAGGGTATTGTGTGGCCGTGAATTGCAGAACAGTTTGAAAGATTCCGTACTGCAACTTCTTATCGACCAAATTGAAATGCTCGGTGTTCAACAGTTTTTTGATTACGGCGAAAGCTACGTTAGAGGAGCCGACGGAGTTTGCGATTTTCTTTTTAAAGGACTTCGCCACAATTACAAAGAAATCAAATCGACGGAAGGAATTGATATTTGCTGGTTGGAAGAGGCCGAGACGATCAGCGAGGAATCTTTCAGGACTGTCTTTCCCACAGTTTTCCGAAACAAAGGCTCGGAGGTATGGCTTTCATGGAATAGCGAGTCATCCGACAGCCCCATTCATAAGCGGTTTATCCTGGATCCGCCGCCAGACGCCAAG